CGCTTACGGCGTACTCCACTGCTGACTCGGCATCAAGTTTACGCAATTGAGCTTCTTGCAGCTCTTTGAAAATCACCTCGCGTATGGTCCTTGGCTTGACCAAGTCCTTGATGTACCTGACTGTCAATTCTTTCCAATTCATTGGACTCCTCGCATTTCCCAACCAAGCAAAAAGTAGTTCCAACGGGTTTGCAGGGCAGGGATGTCATATCTGCCTTTTGTTGTGCTGAAGTCTGTATAGCCTTTGGCTCGCATCATTGCCTCAAAGACTTGCTGTGCTTTGCTCATGTGTAGTTTTCTCTCTTTCAAATCTGCTGTCTTTTAAAAAAGCTCTTAACCATTTACCTTTTCCAAGTTTTCTCCATTCAACGTATTCACTTTCAGTCAATCTTGCGCTAATTGATCTTCCATTCTTGGTAAGTTCACGCTTCAATCTTGGTTTAATTGTCAAATCTTTTGTCATCAATCAACCTCGCATTGCAACAAAAACCAAACAAAGCAGCACAGTGTGCCAAGCACCACAACAACGCCAAACAAGGCGATCAGGAAGAAGATGATGGCGGTTTGCATGGCTTTGCCTCACTTGGTGGTGTCCAGCCAAAGCGCCGCCAAGTGGCCTGCACATCGGTTGGGTTGGGATACTTCAGCTCTTTGGCGTAGACGCTTGGGAGCGTGATCTTTGTGCCTTGTGGGGGACGCCAGTCGTGCCTCATTTGGATGCCGCCAGTAGTTCCATCTCGGCGTCCTTGAGGCGGTCCTTGATGCATTTCATTTCGTAGTCGAGCTGGTCAAGCTGGCGCTGCATACGCTCGCGGGTGAATCTCTCAGCGTGCGCCCATCCAAGCACAGCGCCACAGTGGACTGCCTTGTTGATGAGCTGCACGATCTCGGCGCGAGTCATCACGCCAATGGCAGTCTCTTTGGGAGGTGAGAGGCGCAGCACCTCGGCGTCTATTTCGTCTTGCATCTTCTTAGACATGGATGTCTCCTTGGGGTTGAGGGGTGGACCAGGCTTGCACAAGCAGGGTGGCGTTGTAGGGGATCGGTGTACTGGTGGACACAAACAGACCTTTGCCGCGCTGCTTGCGTCCCCATGCGTCTGTGGCATTGACATTCTTAATGTCACCGCGCTTGACGGCAGCGTACACCTTGGCACGCTCAAAGCCACCATCCTCCAGCTCGGCCATGCTGCGCGGTTCTTGGCAGAAGTCCTGCAATGGCGTCAAGATGACCACCATGCGGCGAGTAACAGGGCAAAGCCAACGCCGATAGCGATGGCGGTGAGGAAGTCAAGGGAAGAGTCAGCGCGGCGATCTAAGCGCCTTGCTTGCTCCATGTAGGGGTGTTGGGTGTGGTTCATTTGAGGTGTCTCCTTAAAGGTGGAGGCCGAAGCCCCATGTGGTTAATAAATGTTTGCTTTATCGCGGGATGCGTAAGAAGAGCGAACAGACTCTTCATATTTTTCGTTTGCATCATCTTGAAGAGCCTGCCAAGTTGCTTCATCTTCTTCTGTCCACTGGCTAGTTGCTGTTTGGTCGTTCATTTTGTTTTCCTTGGAGTTAATTAATTGAGGACTTAATAATATCACACTTGCGTAACTTGTCAATTACCTTTAGATTTAGTCAACTATTAATCCTGTAAACTCAGAATCGGCGGTGTTTTCAAGGTCACCGCCAGTTGCCTTTTAGGGGGTCAGCGTGAGTTGATCCCCTTTTTTTATCTTAAACTTGACCATCTCCACAAAACATGGTTAACATACTCCACATGAAAACGATTTCACAAGAAGCACTCCACGCCATACGGCACAAAGTCGAATGCGCCGGCTACAAGATGTCTGATGTCTGCCGCGTTGCGGAGATCGATCAGGCGCAAGTATCCCGCTGGATGAGTGGGACCACAGAGCCACTATACGGCAGCGTGATGCGCTTGGATCAGGCAGCCGATGCGCTGGTGTCAGCTCGCCTCACAGTCCTCAACAAAGCCATGGAAGACGCCGTCAAATGAGTACATTCAAACCGCGCAGGATCATTGGCATTGACGTAGGGCTGAACGGCGCAATCGCCATGATGCAGGGCGAAACCCTGACAGGCATTTTCGATATGCCAACAGTCATTTTGGATCGCAACGGCAAAGCCAAGCGCCAAATTAGCATCCCCGAGCTGATCACCATACTCAATGACTTCAAGCCAGACGAGGCGTACATAGAAAAGGTCTTTGCAATGAGTGGGCAAGGCGTCACCAGCGTTTTTTCGTTCGGGCGCAGCCTTGGTGCGATTGAGGGAGTAATCGCCGCGAGATCCATCAAGTCTACGCTGATAACGCCACAGACATGGCAAAAGGCGATGGGCGTGACAGGAGGTAAGGACGGCGCCAGAGCGCGTGCCATGGAGCTGTTTCCATGGAACGTGGACTACTTCAAGCGCAAGAAAGATGATGGCCGAGCAGATGCGGCGCTGATTGCTTGTTGGGGACTGCGACATGGCTGATCAAGAGCGCCAAACAATGCGCGAACACATCATCTACTTGGCAAATCAGTTGGAAATATCGCGCAAAGCAAATCAGCAGCAGATCGTCTTCATCAAGCGATTGCTTGACCCCGAAGACCTTGGACACGCCGTCAGCAACGAAACCCGACAGATCGCGTACACGCTGTTAATCAACAGTTCACACATAGAAAGAGACTCATGGCAACACAACAACCCTTGAAACTTAGACCATCATCAGCATCACGCTGGATCGCCTGCCCTGCCAGCGCCAGACTGTCAACGCTTGTGCCTTATCAGGAATCAGGCGAGGCAGCAAAGATTGGCACAGCCATTCACGCGCTGGCCGAGACTTGCTTTCAGCTCGACACTGACCCGATGAAGTTTGTCGGCCAAGTGGTAGAGGGCATCACCATGACTGAAGAGAATTGCGAGTTTTCCTTAGAGCATTTGCAGGCAATCTGGGCGATTCAAGATGAGCTTGGCCATGTCAAGGTGGAGCAGCTCTTCAAGCTCTACGAAGAGCCAGCATTCAGCCTGCAAGGTACTGCCGATGTCGTTGGCATATCTCAGGACAAGCTGATCATTGCCGACCTTAAAACAGGCCGCGGTTATGTGGATGCTGACTCCGAGCAGATGAAGATCTACGCGCTTGGTGCGTTATTGCACAACAGCCAAAAGCCCAAAGAAGTTGAGTTTCAAATCATCCAACCCCATCATGGCGAGAAGCGCATACACCGCATGAGCGTGGACGAGCTGGGCGTTTGGGAGACAGAGGTGCTACTGCCTGCGATCAATGACGCTATCAGTGACGCACCGCGCTACAACCCATCAGAGTCAGCCTGCCAATGGTGTCCAGCCAAGCACATATGCTCTGCACAGAAAGAGCAATTCGATATCGTGGCGGCGCAACCCGACATCACCATCATGTCCAAAGAGGACATCAAAGAGGTGATGCTGGCGCTGACACCAGCACAGATCAGCGCCATCCTTGATCGCGCACCGATGGTGGAAAAGTTCATTGAGGCGGTAAAGGATCACGCCACTAAGCAGATGGAAGCTGGCGCAGTGCTACCAGGCTGGCAGCTTCAACCCAAACGCGCAAGTCGCAAATGGATTGACTCAACAGCCGCGCGTCAGGCTCTTACTGACGCAGGACTTACAGATTCTCAGATCTTTGAGACTGAACTAATTTCTCCTACGGCGGCAGAGAAACTGCTGCCAAAGGAACAAAGAGTTATCTTGGACGCATTGACGGCCAAGGTATCGAGTGGACTCACCCTTGCGAGAGATCGCAGTCTGAGTCAATAATGCAACCCCTGTAACTTTTGAAAGCGAAACGCAAAATGCTAAATCTATCCTCTGGTGGCGGTAATGGAAACTACATCCGCTTTTCTCCCCAAGCCAACGCTTGGACAAACAACCTTGGCGCTGAGATCCAGCTCAAAAAGGTAGTCTTTGACATCGATGCTGTGCAAACAGGCTGGCTCCAACTCGGTGTCGGTATCCGCGACTGGCAACCCGACTCAGAGTTGGGACGCAAGGGCGCACAGCCTACACCTGACCACAAGCGCGGCTTTATCGTCACGTTTTACAACAAAGAGATCGGGACTTGTGAATGGTCATCAAGTGGCGTAGGTCCCAACATGGGACTGGAAAAGATGTACACCGAGTGCGCTGCACAACGTGCCGCCAATGCAGGCAAATTGCCAGTGCTGGAGTACACCGGCTCTAAGTTGGAGAAGATCGGCAAAGGCACTACACGCATTCCCAACTTCACTATTGTGAGTTGGATTGATAAGCCTGCTGGTATGGGGCAAAGCGATGAGGAATACACAGCGCAAGTGGCTGCGCCTCCCGCGCCAGCTCCAAAGGCTGCACCAGCTCCCGCGCCTGCGAAGTCAGCGATGGCCGCGGCTGTTGAAGATGACGAAATGTTTTAACTGAAAGCAAGTAAGCGCCGAGGTGTAATAGCCTCGGCTTTTTTTTCCTCTAAAAATTACAACATGAAATATCTCTCACTTTGCAGTGGTATTGAGGCGGCAACAGTAGCGTGGCATCCCCTTGGTTGGGAGGCAGTAGCGTATTCGGAGATCGAAAGATTCCCTTCAGAAGTGCTGGCACATCACTACCCACACACGCCAAACCTTGGCGACATGACCAAATTTAAGGAATGGACAAATGTCTCAGATGTCGATCTTCTCGTTGGAGGAACACCCTGCCAGTCATTCTCAGTCGCAGGACTTAGAAAGGGATTGGATGACCCGCGTGGCAACCTCATGCTCACCTATCTTGCCATTGCTGACAAATATCGGCCCCGATGGTTGGTTTGGGAGAACGTCCCTGGCGTCCTGTCATCTAACTCAGGAAAAGATTTTG